TCAACTCACAGGTGCTTGCACGTCCTGGGTTCCTTGCAGCATACAACGCACTCACGGCAGACATGCTTGGTGTCTACAGGCCTAACCTCAAGATCGTCACGATGGTTGGTCCACCTGGAACAGGCAAAAGCTTCGCAATCAACACACTCTTCCCCAAGGCAGGCAGGGCAATAATCGGGAACGGAGGCACTTGGTTCGCGAATCCAACGGCGACAGTCATGGTGTTCGAGGAGTTCGCAGGGCAAATCCAGCTGCAGAAGATGCTCAAGTACCTTGATCCTTATCCAATGGCACTGGAGGTCAAGGGTGGCATGAGGCCTGCAATGTACACACTGGCGATCATAACGAGCAACACAAGGCCAGATGGATGGTACAAGGACGAGGAGCAGGGTGGGAAGAGGACGGACGCACTCCTTGCACTCTGGGACAGGCTTGGCTTCAGGAACGGGAACAACACCATCTGCAGGACATGCGGGACGTACCTGGAACCTGCACAGCCTGGAGCAATCACGAAGCCTTGGCTTGACAGCACTCGCACTTGGTTCATGAATGAACTCGCGAAGGCAGCGCACATGGAAGAGCACGAGGAGCTGAGTGATGAGGCACTCAGTCAGGTCGAACAGGACAAGAACAAGGACGACATTGCATCTCTTAACGTCTAGAAACGGCGGTAACACTGTCCCGCCGTTATAGACTTAGAGATTTAGAGACAGAGATTATAAAGAGAAGTTGGAGCACCCGATCTCTGCCACTCGGGGTCACTATGTCTCGCTGGACTCATGTCTTGCGTCACTCACCATCACGTTCCTAATCTAATGCCGTGGCCTCGAGGCTGCTAATTCACTAATTCACTAATTTTTATATCCCTTACCCTAAACTAACCTAATCCTAACCTAATCCTAATCCTAAAAATCACTAAGTTTTCACCGAAATTTCATTGAATTTTCATTGGAGGGCAGGGGAGAGATACTCAGCAGGGTCTTCACCATCATGCTGGAGGGGGCGGGGGCGCGAGGCTGCAGGTGCGGCAGCAACACGGTTCTCATCATCTAGACCACCGATATCACCCATGTCGGCTTCACTGTCGAGAGAGCGCGCATCACGACGCTGGGACATCACAGGAGCACCTGAAACACCAGCAGTGGCAGAACGCGTGGAGAGAGTAGAAGTGGAACTACCACCATACTTGGGGTTACGGAAGGTGAAGTAGTATGTCTGTTCAATGAGAACCTGAACAGCAATGTCAGTGGAAGGGGCAGCAGCAAGACGCAGTCCAAGCAACAACAGAGGAGAGAAGTATCCGACCTTGGCAGCAGTGGAATTGAAGTCTGCATCAACATCGGCACCCGATTCATTGACATCAAGCGAACAGTCATGGAAAATAGTCCTCTCTTGGATATCAGATGCCCAACAGGAGCGAGATGTCTTCGCTACACTGTTATTGATAGCACTGACGATACTAGCACTCGAAAAATTGAGGAGGGAGCCGACGGCGAGATCAGCATCGTTGAGAACCTCATTCTTGTTGCCCATACGATCATAAGCAGACACAACTTGCACAGCAGGGAGGCCACCGGCACCAATGGCAGTTACCAGACTAATCCTTGACACAACACCATCACACTTAACCTGATCATACAAGCGAGTGTACGCACGATACAATGCTGATGAAACAGCAGAACACACACCATAAGGATTGGCGGAAAGGGTGGCATCATCCGACTGGAGCCAGGGATGACACGTGATAATTGAAGAGTCGTATTTACCAGATGCTACTGGACACGAGATCACTTTCTGCACGGGGACTCGGACACGGATGCGACCGCGCGACGACGCAGTAGACGTACCAGAGCGGCGACGACGGTAGCGAGAGTACGCACCGTAGCGACGATAACGCGAGTAGCGGCGACCATAGCGGCGGCGGGGATAGCGATACACGTACGTAGGCATTTGAAGACAGTCAGTCACGCAAAAATGTGAAAAAGAAGAAAAAACAAGTGGTGTGACAACAAGAACAGCGCTTAAATGCGCATGCGGACAGGTGTGTTGTGGCAATTTTCATGCTTAAAATGGAAGCAGGGAGCGAAAAAAGTGCGGCAAAACCAGCATTTAAGGGTGGTGTGTTCTTTCTTAACTGGCACTAATCCTCTTTCTTTCTCTGAATGATCGATCAACAATGGCAGCGCAGGAAACACAGAGCAAGAGGTGGTGTTTCACCATCAACAACCCTACAGACGACGACATGTTCTGGGAAGACGCAGAGCACCAGGAACAGCTTGACTTCCTTGCAGTGCAGTACGAGGTGGGAGAGCAGGGCACTCCACACTACCAGGGCTTCCTCATCCTCAAGCGCAGAAACAGAATGACTTGGCTGAAGAAAAACCTCAACAGCAGGGCGCACTGGGAGAAGACGAGGGGCTCAGACTTGCAGGCATACCAGTACTGCATGAAGGATGACACACATCCTCCAGGCTCGTACAGGTGGCGTTGGGGGACTCTCAAGGAGTGTCAGAAGAGGAGAAGCAGAGAAGAACTAGAAGAGTCAGTCATCGAGGAGGTGGATGACCTGAAGAAGAAGTTCAAGCCAGCAGCAGAGATCAACTCACAGGTGCTTGCACGTCCTGGGTTCCTTGCAGCATACAACGCACTCACGGCAGACATGCTTGGTGTCTACAGGCCTAACCTCA